TTGAAACTCATACACAGCACTACCTGATGTGGTGGTTGTTACACCCAAGGCAATGTCCCCCGCTGTGTCTGGAAACCATACGTGGTCACCAGCCGCATCCCAACAACCTTTGACTGTTAGACTGGTATTGCTACCACCCAACCCAGTGCATCGAACTACGATTGACATTGGTCGTCCAAGAAACTTACCAGATGTGTCAATTTGTTCTGGCACTACCAGCGTGTGTTTGTGGAATTTTGAGGCGTCAAAGTTTTGGCCTACTGCTGCTACGTTTGTATCGTTAATACTTGGATGGTCCTTGTGTCCTGTTTTCATAATTTACCTCTGTTCGGATGGATTTGTTTGTTGAGGTGTTACCCCTCTGATTATATCACCTTGTGCTCTAGACCGTTCTAGGTTTTGCATTTTACGAAGTTCGCTTATTTGACGTTTTATATTTAGTATCTGTTGATTGACAATACTCTTTTGTCTAGCAGGTGTCAAGGCACCTGTTAGTGCCAGCATACGTTGTAAAGGCGACAGACCTTCGTATGTTGTGCCTTTCGGATTTAATATGCGGGAGTAGTCATTGATGGCAGTTGTTGCACCGATCAACGCCAACGCATCTTGGAAATACGCATATGTCTTTTGTTGTGAGTCATCCAGTGGATAAGTATATCCATTAATGTTACCAACCGTATTTGTGCCAACATACTTTGGTTCGATTGTTGTACCCATCAATAATGATAGGTTGTCTGCAATGACTTGTGGGTCGTCGTTTATTCTAGCCAAGTTTGTGATGTATTCTGGATTGACAATTGTGGATTTGTATTTGTCTTGCTTGGTGCCCAACAGCAATCGAAGATCTGGACGTAACAACTGGTTTACTTTTTCTTGTACAGTACTAAGTGGATTACTAGCAACATCTGTTAAAAACATAGATGCCTCTAGTCCAGGTATGGAAGGTGACATCAGTAACTGGCGATTGTCTTGTATGCCTTGTTGTTGACCAAATATGATACGTGTTTGTGTGTATTCAGGCATATACATCTCATATGGTATACGCTTACCATCATTGTTGTCTGCAAATATGGCGTTCATATCGCGCTTAAGTTTGTACATGCGCATGAATCTAGCCAACTTTTTGGGGTCCAACAATGCCTTTATGAACCCACCTATGTTTTGTCTTTGAAAATTCCAAAACACTGTAGCACTCATAACATATTTACGCTCCAAATCAGATAGGTCATTGTAATCAAACAATGAACGTCGAGCCAAATCAGTTGCTTCCTCTACACTGCTACCATCTTTAATGGCATCAACAAATACTGATGATCGCCATGCCATGTCTGTTTGCGTACCAATGGAGTTTATAGAGTCAACACAACTCATAAGGTTGTCGTAAAACTTTTTACCAAAACCAACATTTGCGTTTTCATAGTTCTTCATGTACCGAAGAAGGGTTCCATCTTGAAATACTGACTGAATAAAACTGTACTCTGATTTCACACCACTACGTTCGATACGCTCAAAGATTTGCCTATTGGTAAAAGTCATTCCATCTGCACTACGCACAGCCACATCGTCTGCACCTTTAGAACCTATTCTTCCACCCTTTAAGACCACTTCCATACCTTTAAGAGGATTTGTAAACCTACCTAGTGTTTGGTAAATCAAAAAGGGTGCAGTTAAAAAGTTCATACCGTGAAACCTTGTTCTTGCTCCCAACACGAAAAAGTAAAAAATAGGTTGATGTACATTAAAAAACTTATATAAAAATGTGCCTACGCCTGGTTCAGATTGTAGTACCTTCTTTATGTTTTCTTGCGCACCTTGTATGCCTATCTTGGCATAGTCTCTACGAAGTGCTTCAAACTCTGTACCAAGTATGGCTATCCCAAAATCTTCATTGCCTGGTTTAAACAACGCGTTCATTTTATCGTCTAGTTGATTTAGTGTTGGTGCTACGGCGGTGTCTACACCCCCTTTTCTTAGTGCTGTTGTTACATAGTCAAGTGCAAATCTAGAGATTTTGTCTATTGTCTCGTCTGACATAGTTTCACTTTTAAGTTTGTTAAGAACAGTATTGAAGTCACCTGACACTTCCTTTCCATACTCTTTAACAAAGAATTCTAAAGCCTCTGTAGGTGATTTGTTTTGCAGGTTTAAAGTAAAAAATTCACGTTCCTGTTGTTCACCCTCTTCTATTTGCTTTAGGTTAAATTCTTTTTTAAGTTGTGCTTCCTTTCTTGCACTCTGCAACTCGCGTGCCGCGAGTTCGTTTATATCTTTTTCTAATGATTTAAGAGAGGCTTTGCGTTGCTGCGTGTACTTTTTCTTTATGCTTTTAATAGTGGTATCTCTTACAGTTCTTATAGCCTTTGCCGCTGCACCTCTATATCTTACATTTTTTATCTTGTTTGTTGCATCTAACTTGACTGTACTGATTTCTTGAAGTTCGTCGGTATTCAGTGTAGTCTTTAACTGCTTAGATTTTTCATCAAGTTCAGTTTCATACTTCTTTCGTATAGTAACCAAATTGTCAGCAAGTTCTTCGTCTATGCTTTGACTTATATTTTTGACCTCTTGTTTTATGTCTGCAAAACTCTTTATTATGTATTGATCAAACTCTTTGTACATGCTTGTAAATATATCTGTTGTGTCTATATCTACTTCATCACCTGCATCTATCAATATGTCTTGCACATTGCTTTGCTTCATTGATTGTTCTACCAGTTCTAATTTCTTTTCGTAACTGTAGTTATTTTTGTTCCACACAAACTCAGATGATTCTCTTGTCACTCTTTCAAATGTTTCTTGTTTAATGCCAGAACCTGGTAAAATGTTTTCAATGTTAAGTTGCTCCATTTGTTTGTCAACTACATCGACTAAATATCGATGATTTATCCTTCTTCCTTCAGCATGAAAGTAGGCACCCATTGTCATTTCTTCCATAATGTTTTCAAGTTCTACATTTGACACAGTTCTTAGATTTGTGTACTGCAAACCATCCTTAACTATCAACACCTCTTGTACACTACCATCATCTAACAATATTGGAAGAGGTTCATTGTTTGCTAGCATCTCATCTAAATCATTAACTACTTGCTGAAACCTAGGCCACATAACCCTTGGGTTGTTTGTCGCATCTTTGGCTATAGCCTCTAAGTACTTACCTATCTCCTCACGCGCTTCTGATGTAAAGATGTCGGCATCTAAAATACTAGACATACCAGTAACGTCATCACCTGCACTTTGTGTTGCTATACCCCCACGCTTTTGGTAAAAACATCGATCCAACATCCACTTCAGAGTATTTGCAAGTTCATCCTCTTGCACAACCTTATCAGCACCAACCTGTCTTTGCCCTACAATTAGAGAAGCCATAACTTCAGACTTGCTTAACTTTGTATCTGAGTCAGGCACATAACGAGCACGTACAGAAACATCACCCTTGAGTAACTCTCTAAAATCTCTATTCAGCTGTAGCGGTAGCTGTGCCATTTCCTTTTGTATTTCATTTAACATTCGTGCTTGTTCAAATGTTTGAACGTCATTGGTAAGGTTCTTTTGTGCGTTCTCTGCTGCTTTCTTAGTTTTAAATAAGTCACCTATGCCAAACATGTCATCCGCTTTGTCAAACGCTTGTCCAAAGAATCCGTTTCGCCAATCGATGCGTGCCAATGAGTTAGCGGGTTCAAGCAACTTTTTCTGTTGACTTTTAGGTAAGGCATTAATGTTTTCTGTGGTAAACACATCTCTGCGACCAATAGCAACATCGTCGCGGTTTTTCATTACAAGCTGATTTATATCGGACTCAAATATGCGATTTTGATTCCGCACCATATTCATGAGATAATTCTTGTATGTTTGTGGTGCGTCTAGTTCTAAGATGCTTTCTTCTAAAATACCTTTGTTTGCTGCAGTCATGTTGGTTAGGTCATACATCGTTTCAACGCGACCCTGTTTTGCAACCCTATCAGCACCGTACAAGTTGTATGAAGCAAACTCTACTGGCTTAACTTGTCTAGACACTTGCATCTTGCGTATCTCTTTGATGCTTGTAGCAAGTTTAGTAAACTTCGCCGTAGCCAAAAGGTCTGCCCTAGCCTGTGGAGTACCGTAAGTATTGCGTGTTATAGCAACAATGTTGTCCAGACCACCAATGACTGGGCTAGTTTCGAAAAACATAGCCCTTCCATAAACAGTAGCCAACATGCGTTGTGCATTGTTAATTTGATCAGATACATCCTTTACATCTGGCTGCTTGCCCGCCCTATTATATATATCGTCAAGTTGCTTGTATGTAGATGCTTTAATGTCAGATTTCGCTCTTCTTGAGAGCCTTACCGCTTCGTCATAGCCAATACTGTCAGCATCACTTAAAATACTAGACATTTCATCATACTGTTTTATCATGTCTGGTATATTTTTTGATTCTTTCATCTTGGCAAAAAAGACTTCGTCCGCTTGTTGGGCACCACCTAATTCATAAAATGTTTTGGCATAAACGGTATCCTGCAATCCAGCATTTACCAGACCCAGTACGTCCTGATTTTGCAACAGTGCTCGTGCCTCTAAGTTTTGTGCCATGTTATCAGACATATACAAACGTATGTCTCCGTACGAAGTATCTTTTAGTTTCTTTGCTACCTTTGGCGATACCAACTGTGAAGTCAAACTTATAAGGTTTGCTTCATCAAATACTTCGCTTATTGCTGTGCGCTCTAGTTGCTTCAGTGCTTCGTTTGCCGCTTTCCAGTTCGTGGCATCCATTACTTGCTTTTGCACTTGGAACATTTTGGCACCTGCTTTTGTACCTTTTACTGCTGCTGCAATCACTGCCATGTCTGGTGATAACAAGTCCGCAGTTAGACCAGCTGCTTGCATACCTAGTTTTGTTGCACCATCTATATTCAAACCTTCAGCCAAATCAGTATTAAAATCTAGATGCCCACGGTTCCTAGCGACTGCATCCACCATCTCACCAAGTATGCTGTCTGGTGCAATCTCTTGATCAAACATAGTTAGTGTACCAGTGTACAACGGTGCTTCTTCTTTACGTTCCTGTAGTCGAACTCTAGATGCCATATCTGGGTCGTAGTATGACTCACCCTCTGGCAGTTGATTTAATATGCCTACTGACTCTAATACTTCAGCACCAGCACCAATAACCTTTGCGACTTCTTTCTCTGCTTTGCTTTGTGTAATACTCGCAAACGCTGTTAAGGGTGACATGACCAAACGTGCGTATTCTGCAAAATTACTTTCCCCTGTACCACCAAACGGTGTCCTAGTTTCCATGATGCCTACGTCTTTAAACTTGTCTACATCTGCTAGTATACGCGCCTTCTGGTCTGGATCTTGAAACCATTGACCTACTTGTAAATCATTGATTGCTTTGACCTTTGCTATTGCTCTCGCCTCATATACATCGAGACCATAATCACCTGAGTTTAGCCTCACAGCTGGAAGTTGGAAATACACATCGTCATACTGTTGTCTAATCTCATCGTCAATCTCTGGTGAGAAAATAATAGCGGCAGTTGGACTAGATACAATGTGCTCTAATACTGGTTGACTAATTGTGGTTTCAATGCCATTTTTTTTGACGTAAAACATTCTTGGTGCTGTTTGTAGAAACTGCTCGTAGTTGCGGTTGACATACTTATCCACTTTCTCTTTATTAAGTTTTTTAAAGTATTTAAGTTGTGCCGGTGTGTAGTCTGGAATAGAACCAGGCACGATTTGTTTTGAGTATGCATTGACATATGGACTTGCTGTCAAACCTTGCATTTCAGGGTCTACTTCTTCCTCTGATAGCACAGGTATGTTGCCAGACAAAATGTTAACAAACTCGTCCAGTGCTTGTTCATACAACTCTACTTCATTTTTTCGTGGAGCACCAACACCTGCATAGGCAGCATTCTCAACTTGCAACTGTTCGTACAATGACTCAAATGCCCTAACTTGTTGCGGTATCTCTTCGTCTGTAAACAAACGTTGCCCATCGGGAGTCATCATCGTAGCCAACGTTTGTGGCATTTTAGTACGAATAGTTAGTGTAACATCTGCGAGAGTTTGCGCTGGTCTGCCACTAACAGTCTGTTGTGTTTTTAGTGCGGTAGATGCTTTGATGGGCGGTGCACCTGTTGGTATAGTGTCTAGTGGTGGTGGTGGTTCTTTAGTTTTCTTTGCTCGTTCTGAATAACTACCATACTTTGGTTCTTGTGCTTGACCTAGTATGGTGTATATCTTTTTAAGTTTCTCTTCCCGTTTTTCTGGTGTCCTTTTTGTCACCTCACTAGCAACAGCAGTATCCTTAATAGTCTCTGCTAATTGTCTTTGTAAATCAACTGGTAACTCTGCCAACTCTAGGTCCGTAGGTGGATTTATAACACCAAACTTTTCTAGATCTTTGCTTAAGTTTTCACTGAATAAACCTGTCTGTGCCATTTACATTCCACTGTTAATATTGTCTAAGACCGCTATATATTGTAGTTCTAGAAGTTCTAGTGCTTTTTTGCGTCTTGCTGGTGGTAACGTTTGCAGTTGCGCTTTTGCGTTTTGGTATTCAGCATCTACATCTAAAGCCACTTTGTCACCCGATGGTGCAAACAACTGCGTTACGAGTTGTGAATCTTGTTCTGATATACCAGGCACTGCTTTAATAAGTGCTTTATAGTTTTTCGGGTCTTCATTCATGATTCGCTCTACCTTTCGCTTTAGGCGAAATTGCTTAGGATCATTTACCTTAAGAAGTTCAAGTAGTATTTCCCCTTTACGTTTCTTAAACTCTGGACTTGAAGGACCAAACTGTTCTGCTGCATCTGCCAACAGTGTCATTGCTTTCATTTGCTTTTGTTGTGGTGTACCAAATTTTACCTCTGCAAACTCTTGTGTTAGGTCAACAGATTGTTGTGTTTCAGGATTAAAACCCAAAACCATGTTTTCTAAAAACCGTTGACCTTCTTGTGGTTGTATAGAAGATGGCTGTGCTGTCAGATTTTGTACAGAACTTGGTGTAAAGTTAAAGTTCATAGGAGACATTGGAGCCTGTATTACTGGTTGCTCTCCCTCAAAGGTATCTACAGGCTCCGCTGGTGGTCGCAAGGGGTTAAACCTAGGTGTGCTAACATTCTGTACCGTACTTGGCTGAAACTGAAAATCTTGTGCATTTATTGCATCCATTTCTGCTTGACGCAAAGCATCCATGTTCCCTTGATTTGGTCTTGTTTGTGCTGGTTGTATAACCTCTTCTTCACCTTCAAATATATCTACTGGTGCTGACATCGAAGGTTGTTGCTGGATAGGTAGTTGTCGACTAGGTTGTTGTCCTATCACTGGTCTAGTGTCTGCGCCCCCTATCATCATAGGATCACTGGACGCACCAAAGGACTCCATTTGTTGAAGATTACTCTGTTGCTCTGGCGTGCGCTCAGGTTGCTCTACAGGTTGTGTTTCCGTTCTTTGCGGGCCACGCAATCGTCGACGTGGACCCATAAACTTGTCACCATAAATCTGACGTGTGCGTTCTATCGTATCAAAAGTTGGTCGCTCTAATACTTCGAGTGCATCCAGTTCAGCCTGTAGTTTTGCTATGCGGTCTTCTCTACCTGCAATCTCTGGCTCAAATCCCTTAAACTCACCTAGCGGTTCTACCTCTTTACTAGGTCTAGAAGTACCCGACCGTATGGTTTGACGCGCCATTTCTCTTTGTATTTTACGCTTGGCAGGGTCACTTGCTGTCGTAAATTCTTTCTTTGTCTTTGTTAACTGACCTGCTCTTAATCTTGCTTCCTCCTCTTCTTTCTCCATTGCATCAATGGCATCTTTATAAGTAGTATAGTTTTCTGCGTCTTCTATTGACATCAAACCAGGTGCAGCTTGTTTATAAAGACGTTTTTCATTTTTCGCCTTTATCAAACCCTCTTTAGTTGCTCTAGCCTTACGTTCTTGTGCTGTAGCAGCGTTGATTTCACCAGTGTAAAACTTTTGAACATCTGACTGGCTAGGTATGCTTGTAGTTACACTACCACCACCACTTGGTGCCTTGGCACCCTGTCTTTGATTTGCAAGTGTTCGTGCTTCGTTGGTGGTAATCTGCTTTACACGTAGGTCTGCAATGCCCTTTTTCTCTGCGGCTATTTGATCTAACAGTTGTTGTCTAAGTTGTTCTTGTGCTTTACGTTTATCCTCAAAACTAAGTTGCTCTTGTTCTATCTGACGCAGTGCTTCCTTCTGCGCTTCTTGAATCAACATAAACTTTTGTTGTGTTACTAGGTTTGCCCATGACTCACCAGAACTTGTCTTACGTGGGTCGCGCCCACTTCCAGTAATGACATATACGCCTTGCCCGCCTATTTGTTGAATAGCCATGTCATGCCCCTTTAAATATGTTGCCAAAGAATTTAAACTTTTCTTCGTCGCTTAGACCTGCTTCCAACAAAGCCTGCATGCCCATTTGACCAACAAGTGTTTCAGCACCCACTTGAAACGGAGATACCAATGCCTCTGCTCTTTGTCTCGCCATCTGTCCTTGTGCTGCTTGAAGGTCTTTTATCTCTTGCTCTTGCATTGCTTTGCGTTGCAAATCCAAACCAAGTATCTGCGAAGCAACATCTGCCTCCAATCGTTGTCTACTCTCATCTGCTAACTGTTGACCTAACAAAGCCATTTGTGGCTGTCCTTGAGGCTGTGTAAGTCTTTGACGTTCTGCTTGTGCATATTGCTGGGCTTGCTGTCTACTACCACGCATTTGTCCTTCAATAGCCGTACGCTCACGGTCTGTCAGTCCAAGAGTCCCCATCTCTTGCTTGCGTTGCATGTCTCGCAGTCGTTTCTTCTGCTCACGCTCAAACTTACTTGGAATAACGTCAGGCAATGCCCCAATTGCGCTACCGCCACTTGCTATTAATGCCATTGTTAATGGGTCCATAGTTCACCTACACATGAAATGTTTCTATCGTAAATGTTTGACAGTTAATCTGGCCTTTTTCAACCTTTGCATTGACTGCCACTGAAAACTTATATCTGCCTGGACTTAATGTTAGCATACGAGTAATCATTATGCTGCGATGACCACAGGCGTTACCCTTAGCATCTGGATCTACTGAGCCTAATGACGTAGCAGTTTTACTGCTTTCAAACACATATGCCTTTGTTCCTATATACTTGGTAATCAATCCATTCAATTCATACACTAATAAAAATTTGTTATCCCAAAGACCATTTCCTTTACTGCGAGTTACAGTGCTATTCACGCTACCAAACGCTTTTGCATAAAATGTAATCATCACTTTTGTGTTTGCATGTGTGATTGTTACTTCAGAACCCGTATTGCTTAAAGTTTGGAAATCTTCAACAGTAGCGCTTGTTTGATTGTTGCTCTTAGTGGTCGAGGTGAACCAACTAAATGCTTGTGGTAGTCGTAACTTTGATACACCCTGAATAGTTTTAGAAACAAAGTCACCAGTTTGTACAGAAGAAATAAAACGAGCGGAAGCAATACTCTCTCCAACAAAGGTATCCACAGATACGTCAGCAGCAATGATTTCTTGGTTGACATATTCCCTCAGTGCATCTTCATTCAATGCGTGATTAGTTGCAGTTAAGACAGATCCGTCTACATATGTAAATGGTTTGGTAAATGCCATTAGTTCTCCACTACAATTAATTGTATGTGATTATGTTCTACGTTAAATGTGTTTCCATTATGACCTACACATGCTTGCAGTTCAATCTTTTCAATAGTATTATTTGGTGCTAGTGTAAACAGTCCACTAAATGCAAACGTACGAAATTGTATTGAATCTCGTATACCCATGTCAGAACCAGCTTCTGCTGTCGTAATCGCTGCCTTTTCAGTAAAACTGTATGTGCAATTTGCCAAGTCAACAGTCGTACTGTTTGTGGTCATAAAAAGGCGAAAAGCATAAGTATTTCTGTTAATTTCACCACTTGTTCCATTACCATCGTCTACATCTAATGAGCAAGTAGTAACCAATCCACTTGCATGTACCCTTACTACAACATGACCATGTGTTGTGTAACTTGGAAGTACTTGACTCGGGTTGCTCCCTGTATTGTTTATAGTTGTAAAAGAGGTGCTAGATATAGTTTGTTCTGTGGTGCCGTCATAATCAAATGTAAATAAAGATGTAATGCTATTAGAGTCGCTAAAATGTTTACGTTGCGCCCATTCTGTTTCTAAGTTTACATTTTGTACACTATCACCAGCAACACTATTATATACAGCATTTAGTTCGGTTGCCGTTGGTGCTTGCCCACCTTCAAAGTATTTATTTGCAATTTTACTCATGTTTACCTCTTGGTGTTACACGCCCATATTGAGGCACCATATATTTCCATTCTTGAAACAGGTTCTACATCTACTGATAATTCATCAATAGGATTAGTATTAATGGTTTGCCATCGCAGTTCTAATCTAATTGGTTGACTGCCAACAAATACTTTGTAAGGTACACTCAGATTTTCCAATCGAGGATACACTCTGCCTGTTTCAGCTATCAACACCCCGTTGCAAAACAATCCCCACCTTGACCACCAGTCTGTTGACCAACTTGTTGCCTCGTCTTCACTATTTTTTATTCTGTCTACACCGTGTCTAAAGTTTATATCAAAACACCCATTAAGCATACCTTGTAACGCTTGAAATTCTAAAACGAAATCATTGAAATCACTGTCTATATCGCACAAACAATTCCATCCGCTTGACCAACTACCATTTTGTAAATCAAAAGTATGCAATGGCAAATGCACGTTAATACTGCCTTCATAAGTATTCCATCGACGTACAAAATGGTAGTCTTGTGTTTGCCCTTCATGTTTAAAACCAAATACATTAAGGGTGCTTTGTGATGTTAGTGTTGATGGTGTCATTTTCAATTTGTCTACAGTTGCGACTGGAAAGTTCTGACCATCTAGTTTACCGTTGTACTCACCTACAACCATACGCGTGTTGTCGTTGATGTTTTCTGGTTTGACCTGGTCAAGGTTTTTTTGTCCAACTTGTGTAAATACTTTCATCGTGACACCTTGGTAGATTGGTTGAGTGCTGGTATGGCTACTGAATCTGACAAAATGTTAAACGACAGTAGGTGCCACTGTTGTGAGTCAGTTGTACGAATCCCAAACTTAAACTGATCACACAACTCTGTATTGACATCGTATCTTAATGTTATCAATCTACCATCTGCAATCTTACTGGAGTTTACTGTAAACGGTACCTTGGTAACAGACAGATCCGCTGGACCAAATACAGCATCTTCTTTCAAAGTAAATACGGTTTCACTTTTGGCTTGCTTTTGAATCAATGTAGTGTTTTCTAGATACGAGTAGTCGATACCATAAAAGAAGTCAAAGCCATTGTCACCATATGACATAATACGAAGTTCTACACTATAGTATCTAACCTTAACGCTGTTTTCGTTTGAGTTGTACCATGCGCTTTCCCACTGATGACCATTGTGTGTTGTGTTTGTTACAGTAAGAGTTAAAACGTCATCTACACTAGTTATTATTCCTGACTGACCCCAAAAAGAACTAGAACTCATAACCTGGAGTGGACCCAACTTGTTTGTTTTTGCATCCAATGCCGGTGTCCAGTTTGGGTCATTACCCAGTAGAAAGTATCCATTGACAGTCGTAGACATCGCAGACCAATAACTGTTTGTAGGATCTTCTAGGTCTGTACGTATCGACCACAGTGGTGTCTGAGGTGTTAAATGTAAAACATATCCGAAGTCTGGTGTTGTGCTATCATCAGTTGGTAAATGCAGCCAGACTTCTTTTTCTCGATATGAGTATGCAGCAATAGCCTTGTGCATCATCGAACGATTTACTCTACGCAACAGTTTGTCAATGGGCTTACTAATCTTTTGCATGCTGATCGATGCACCACCGTTAAGACCACCTGAGAGCATCCACACGCCTTGTTCGTTGATAAAGACAACACCCAACTGTGGTATAACCACAACTGCTTTGCTGGCTACTGTGCCAAGCGTGTTAGTGATGGTGCTGATGTTGTAACTTTCAGTATCAAAACTTATAATATTTATAGCCGTTTCACGAAATACAATAAGATTATTATAAAAGGCTACAAGTTGAGTAATGTCACCACCAGTCTGATTGCCCAGATCAAAGTATGCTAGAGCACCAAACTGTTCAAATATGCCTCTATCAGAATAGATTATACGACTACCAGCGGCCAGCCATAGTCTATTGTCCCATACTTCACCAAACTTCCAATCTGTGGTGATTGGTGTACTTGCCGTAAACGATGGTGCTTGATCAACCAAAAACCTGTCTGGCGTAGCATCTATAAAAAATCGACTAGAGTTTTCGTTAATTTGTGTAACAAAATAGTACAACTCTCCGTTTGTGGCTATGTCTTTAGTGCGATAAATCCGTCTTGCCACTACACCTTCTTGACCTATTGGCAAGTCAAGCGCAACACCGTACCTTTTATTTTGTTCGTTTGGTATCGACCATGATACACTTTGTGCTGCACTTAATGGCGACTCTGCACCTAGGTCTGAAATCATTGTCATTTTAAAGTTGTATGTATATTGTTCATTTTGTGATACATCACCCAGACCATACTGAGATACCTTATTAAAAGCAACAGCAGCACCACCAGCTAACACCTTATTGTTTTGATAATCAGTATTTACATCTAATGGATCGCAACTTGGAGTCTGCAATACAAAACCAAAGTCTCGATAGACTTGATCACCACTAAACAGTATTGCACGGTCCCGTCCGTTTATAATCAACAGATGTTGCCCCAAGTTCACAAACTGACTACCGACATCGCCTAGTTTGGGTATGTACCGATTACTATCAATAGTTACTAGGTCATTCTCATAGAAATTACCTGTATATGTTGCACCTTGTCCTTTGTTTCCAATAGCGTAGTACAGTCGCCCTGACTGCTCAACAAAAGTGTAGATGTCATTCGTGCCTTGTCTTTTCCATTGATATACCGCGTCAACCTTATCAGTAAAATATCTTTGTCCTATAGTACCAGTAGCTGTCAAAGTTGACGGTATATGCCACCAAGATTCAAAACCAACATTTGCTTTCCAACCACCCTCAGAAACGTATCTACAGTTGTTTACAATGTTAGCATCGCCCATAGATGGTATCAACACTTGGTTAATACCACCGCATGGCACGTATCTTTTAAACCTTTGCGGCTTCATGTAAGTCTCCTTAATGAGGTACCATCGTATGTTGGTCTACCGTGCGCAATTTGAAACCGTCCTCGTACCACACGCTGGTCTATTTTATCAACATATCTTTTAGCCAGGTTGTTTATTTCTTTCATGTATTTACGTTCATATGTAGATGCCAAGCCTTGCTGACCTAACTTTAGATAGATGTCTTCCAATGCTTTGTACACGATTAGTTGATGAAACTCATATGGCATCTGTGGTACATCTGTAGACAGTAACATATCTTTTGGTTTTATCATGTAGCGCATCACCATCTCTCGAACATAATCGTGAAATACAGTGATTGTTTCACCTACCCGCTTTTGTTCAACTTCAAAATCAAAACCAACTGGTCGAGGATACGGTCTAATTTGCTGATGGTTACCGTCAATTTCTATGTATCGCTCCGAACCATTGTCAAGTTGATTAGGGTAAACAATGTCATAGAATGAATTTACATCTTCAACAACTACTTTTTCTAGGTAGGAGGATTCATTTCTATTATCACCACCATTAATAACATACAGCCAACATGGTAAACCTTTACGTTCACCAGTATTTCTATCAAAGTTTTTGTTCCAACAAATAACTTTTCGAAAACCTTCCCATTGAGTTGGTTGTTGGTCTTTGTCATTCACAGTGTCTGCGACAATTCTTAAGTCATCCCAGCCCTGGAATATAAGGCGCATTTTTTTGTTGTCTTCACGCACCTTAAATATTAATGGTTCCGACAATGCTCCTACTTTTCCATCTTTTAAAAACGCCCAAGCAAACTCATAATACGTATTGCCTTGGAACAAACCAGTTGCCTCTTCATCAATAACTAGCTGTTCTGCAGGAGCAATATGTTTAGTGGGGCTTGTTATGTATGCCTCTGCGTACGACTGAGTGTAGTCAACCCTTAAGTCAACGTCTTCCTCTCGTCTTGGTAAAATGGCGGTTGACTTACCATATGGATTTTGCGAACCACTTACACTTACGTATGGATAGTCACGATGCCCTAGATATAGTAGTTCTAAACAGTTTTCTGGAAGGTCATACCATCGTTTTTTAATTTTCCATTTTATATTAGTGGTGGTGGTTGTACCTTCAAAAGGACTTACTAACAACAAGGTTTTCAAGTCTATAACTTTAGATATGGTATATTCCATATTGTCTATTTCTATTGGTTGTCCTTCCCAGATGTCTGGATCGTGTAATCGATCCATATTAGCAACAAAGGTAACTTTACGCTCTCCTTTGTTTACGGACAAAGTTACATTATTGCCACCATTGTTTTCTGTATCTGTTGTGGCTGTAATGTCAGTATGCAATCGCATAGTGCTCAGTTTTGTACTAAAGTTCCAACGCTTCATAGTCCAAATACAATAGTATGCATCGTTTAACAGTTCATCTAATTGGTTGTTAAACTGTGCTAGTTCTGGACTATAGTCTGTGATGTTTTTAACTTTCTGTCTCAACGCTTTTAAATTTGCCATAGGTCACCATACGAAAAAAGGGATGGGCGAAACACCCACCCCTTCGGCTTAATAGAAAATCTAACTTAGAACTGCTTGATTACAAACACGGGTGCTTTGTTAGCAGCAGCAGTTTCAAGTGCAAATCCGATAACAGGAACAGTGTCCCCAGCAACATATGCATCTGAACGCCCAGCAACACCTGATGTACTAAGACCGCTGCCCTTTGCAACACCGGTAAGTACATTTGCATCTGCATGCAAACCAGCAATGGTGACGTCAACTGATTCACCAGCATCCGCAGCGGCTTCAAGAGCAAAGCCTACTACGCAACGCTTTGTTACATCAGCACCATCAGCGGGAATGATTGTAATTGCCTTTTCACCGTTAGCAGTTTTGCTAAGGTCAAGACATACCAAATCATTTGCAGCAATAGCGGCACCAGAAATGAAGGTTTCGATTTGACGACGATTCATCGCTTCGATTCCAACTGCAACTGTACCACCAGATGGTAATGCGTTGTATTGAGAAGTTTCCAAGTATTGGATAATGTTTTGTGTAGCCATGATAAACCTCCTTAGAAAGTGTCTGCGTCAAAGAGAACACCACAAGAACCGAGGTGGTCTGCAATCAATTGCATTTTAACATACAATTGGGCAGCCCGTGCAGTAGTTCCAGAAATGTGCTCGAAAGGTGAAACAGCGAAGTCAGCATCTCTGTGCATGCACAACTTAACACCGTCAAAGTTCAGGAAGTAACCAGACAATGGTGCGTTACCAAAGTCAGCGGAGTTGTAACTAAAACCAAGTTCAAGGTCTTGTTCACATACAGCACCACCAAAAGCAAGTTGCATACGTCCACCATCTAATGTGGTTTCGTTGATGTAACGCTCTTGTTGGAACATAGCACGACGATAGTTAGCCATTGCTGCTTCAGACAACAACACACATTGAATCTCACCCATGTGAGTTACAGTGTTTGCTTGAATTGCCATTTGTTGCATTCCAAGTATACCGTTTGTACCAAAAGCACCTTGAATGTCAGCAACCTGGTTCAACCAACCGTTTACTGGATAGGTTGTCTTAGAGATACCACCGACAGTGTTGTTTTGGTTTGCCTTAGTTTCTGCTTCCAAAAATCCACCAGCAACGTCACCGTTCAAAGTGTTTACAGTGGTCAAAACAGTTGAACTACCAGCAAGAATCTGCTTGTTAAGTTCACGTCGAAGCATACCCATTACTGAGCGCATACGGGCTTCAACAATCTTTACGATTGCCTTCTCGCCTTTGTTTTCCAACTCTTCTTTTTTGGTGATTACGATAGGTGCAGCAAAGTCAGCCCACTCATAAATAGCAGGTTGCAATACGTCTTTGACAGCAAGGTTTACTGCTTCGTATCCAGTAGGAAGGTTAGTGATTTGAGAGTGTTCAGCAATACTGAGAGGACGTTGGATTTTAATACCACCATCTTCATACTCAATACCGTTGTAACGTTTAGCGTGGTCAAGAAATGCCACTTTTTGAAATAGTTCGTCAACTTCGCCATCACGGATGGAATACAAGGTTGACGATAGCAAATCATTCGAAATAGCCATTGTTTTACCTATAATGTTTAGTTTATGTAGTTTCGCCTAAACCGTATTCCTGTGGAATGGTTGTTGTTTGAGTGCTCGATAGAGTTCATTCAACATAGGCATTTTAAATTGTTTATGCACCGTTGTCAACTCTAGGCAAGTAGTCCAGCCTTGAACTGTTTAACAAATTCGTATAAATAGTCACCAGGGCATTCGGTTGTCCCGCAGTCTTGATGACCATACACGTCACTTCGTTCTAGATTATATTCTTCCAAAAGCATTTTTATTTTACCCCACAACGATTGTAACTGTTGTGTATTAGGGGGTTCAACAGACGTATTTCCCGTAACACAAATGCCAATACTACCCTTGTTGTGACCTTTGCAGTGTGCACCCGTTTTGTTTACATGGCGACCAGATACCACTTCACCGTTACCCAGAACGATGTAATGGTACCCAATGTCTGACCAACCATTGCCATTGACATGCCAATCATATATCTGTTCTTTTGTTGTAGACTGCGGAGAAGCAGAATGATGTACAATAATTTTGTTTACGTTGCGCTTACCTTTTGGCATGACATCCTCTACTTTTTAGCCTTAAGTGATTTGTGATATTGGAAGGCTTCCCATGCATCACGAAACTTTGGGGTGCCACTAGGAGTCACTGATTTGCCACCAGATGTTTTACGGAATGTCTCGCGCCTTGAAGACTTTTGTTTTGCTACCTGAGCACGCTCTACCTTAAGTTTTTCAGCATCTACTTTGGCTTTTACAATATAGAAGGCATCCTCTAGCCGTAACTCTGGTCTATCCTGTAGCATTTGCGCAACTGGTAACCTATAGTCGTCATGCATTAGTTCTGGATTATCACTTTTAAACTGTTCAAGTTGCATACGACGCTGTTTCATCTGCATCTCTTCTTGAGCGGGCTTCATCATTTCCTGAAGCATTTTAGCAGCCTGACGTTTAATCTCAGCTTGCATACCCTCTGTAGTGTAGATGTCGTATTCTTCTTCCTTGGCCAACTCTTCTTCAGCACGTTTAAGAAAGGGGTTGTTGACAGCATGGTCTTGTTGACGATGCAACTCAGCTCTTTCTGCCTCCAATGCTCTGCGCATTTCTGCCAACTCTTGCGTCTTTTGAGTGTAACTAGAACGTATATTAGCAACATGTTTTCGAACATCTTCTGGTATGTGTTGCATCCATTCATGCAAAGGCTTCATACCTTTGTGGTTGGCATCTTCTGTAAACTCTTCGTAGTCTTCTTCATTGAGCCCCAACAGTTCCTCAATGGTCATCAGTTCTACTTTTTCATCATCACCATCAACCCCATCGACATCATCAACATTAGTTGTGTCATCAGTTTCTTCAGTTTCAACTGCTTCAGTTGTTTCAGGGGTTTCAGGGGTTTCTACGTTTTCAACAGTCTCCGCACCGGAGGTAGTGTCATTCATTTTCATTTCCTTTTGCTCATGCCTTTTTTGGGCATAGTTTTCTTACGCTTGGCTGCTCTTACTTTTGCCATCTTAGACGACTTAGCACTTTTAGCCTTTTTTGCTGCCGCTTTCCCTTTGGCTGTGTATGGGAATTTTTTTCCGTTTACTTTTGGCATTACATTCTCTCCATGAATAGTGTATCGACATCCTCTGGTAGCATGTCTTCGGTTGTAGTTTCATCATCAACCATCTCTTCACCGTCTTCAGGTTCATCGACTGGTTGTGATTTTAAAAATCTATCATATTGTTTGTCAGATGCTAGTTTATTAATTTTACCAGCAAGTATCATTAAGTTACTGTCCGATGATATGTTTTCGAAGTCAAAACTAAACTCTTCGTCTACAATACCACGCTCCACAGCCTCGTCTGTGGCACCTTGGAACATAGCCAAGACGCGTACAAAGTCTGTTGGAAACCTTGTAATGTCACCTTCAAACGACGGATAGTCTGGTGTTTGACCAAACTTGGGCAACAAACGATTTGTTGCTTTGACCAAGTTATTCAATGCCTTAGCACTAAATCGACCCTCTGGTGCCATTTGCGCAAACGCGACTTCTTCTTCTTGTTGCGCTGAATTTAACTCAGCGTCTAACATCTCTTCATTCACTTTTCCCCCATGTTTCATCCAATTTACCACTGACTGCATCAGCTGCAGGAAACGCTGCCACCACGGCTTCTTCTTTTGTTTTACCACTTTTCAAAGCCTCCGTGTATGTTTCTATACTTTTATCTTGTGCAGATACGCGTCTTTTTTGTGTTTCTACTGCGGTATCCCACCTGTCTTTGGGCAAATCAGCCTCACAAACAAATCCTTTACTCTCCATAATTTTTTGTTCCGTGTGCTGATTTGCCACGTGTTTACCCAAAGCCTTAGAAAAATATCCGTTGGCTCCATGCTTGCCAGTCCCTGCCCAACTACTATGAGAACCTGGTGCCATTAACACACGGTGCAACTTGCCACCACAACCAGATTCGTACGTGTCAGCACCACAAATACGTGGTGCGCAGTTGTTTTGTATGTCTGAAAACGACACTATCTCTTCGTGTGTTTTGTCACATGCTTGGCATCGGTAGGTGTATAAAGGCATTATTGTCTCTGTGAGTTAAGCATATTGACAAGTTGGGCAGATGGTAGTTCGCCTTGGGCACCTATTTCGCCTGGTGTGGTCTGCATTTGATCTGGTGAAGCACCGCCCATACCTTGTGGTGGTGCTGGTGGTGCTGGAGGTTGCTCCATAAACGAATCTGGTAAGTCGTAGATTCTAATCAATTCTTCTTTAATCTTTTCTACAGGAACGCCCAACTGTGTAAGTACTGGAAGCAACTGTACTAGATTTGTTCTTTTTAGTGCTTCAGACAGTGGAGTGCTACTTTGGTCCAATGCCACAATCTTAAATTTTGCATCTAAGTCTGGCACAGTAATAATCTTTGGTAGACCGTCTACCTCAATAACCGCCTGTTCTTTATCCTCTGCCAACAAAGATATAATACGCAAGTACGTTAAAGCAATTAGTTCTATGGCATTGTCCCTTTCTCTTGCCAACTTACCAATTTCTGATGCGGAATACTGAGCAAGGGCAGTCACCTCAGTCGCCGTCGCTTTTGTCGCTTCCCCTCGACTGAACGGTGCCAAGATGCTGCCGCGGTTTATATCTTGCTCTATGTAATTTAAGTATCTGTCAAAGTTACCAGACAAAGGTTCAACTCCGACTGAACGTATAATCCCATCTAATACTGGTTCATCTACGGCAATCATTGCCCCGTCAACACCTGCCGTAATCTTAGCCAATGCCTCTTCATCCAAAGCACCTTCTTTGTACAAGTATTGCCTAGAATCTCTACGTACGGAATTGGCCCAATACGTTCGCAATATGTTCTTTTCATAAAACTGGTCATACACTCTAGATACCGCCGACAATCCACACATAGGCTTCTCTGGTTTGCGTGCATAATAAAGTGGACACAACGGACTCAATGGACGATCATCGTATGTCCTGATTGGTATGTCGCTTTTCTCTAGTAGTTCTCCACCATCTTTGTAATTTGCACTCCAAAAATACAGTTTGTCATATGCCAGATCATAAAACTCTACTATCTGCACATACAAATAATCATTGGGCAAGTCCTCACTCACTCCAGTATATTTTTCCTGTGGTGTAAAATAATCCACCTTCGGTATGGGTGTAAACTTTTTCGCACCAAACCGTTGCCTTACCTCTGGCATCGGCAAGTAATACACATGCGCCATAAACCTCTGCTCATACCAACTGCTCGCATCCATATCTACAATAACTTCCCAGCACGGAATCGCACGAATGGATACCTTTTCAAGCATATCCGTGCTATCCGTAGGGGATAGTTTGAGGAATGAAGCAGGATAAATAAGGGCTAGTCTTGATGCAATCTCTAGTTGCTCTCTCTTGTCAAACAAAAAACGATTGACAACAGCCTCAGCCATCTTTGCATTACCTTCTATGATTGATGCATCTTTCGCCACAACAACAGCAGGGTTGCGAGAAAACAAACTAGCAATAAAGCCCTCAACGTAGCTGAAGCAGTCGGCGGTTTCAACTCTAACCATTGTGTCATCCATATACTCTGACTGCCAAAAACGATTTTCATAAACATCTCGATACCTTTTCATTTCTGCGCGTTGATCATCCCAAAAATGATTGTGTTCATCCAATACCGTACGGATTAATGACACTGCCTCTCTATTGGTTCTCATTGCTCTTCTCCCTAGCACCACCACCACTACTATACACCACTACACTACCATCTGCATTCATTACTTCAAACTCTTCATACAAACTCTTGTACTGGTCTACTAACGACTTGGGGATCCATACCACAAACTTATACTCTCCAACCCTGTACGTCAACCTAACCAACTCAAGCTCCTCACTACCATTACACTTACATGGATACAAATTACATATCGGACACACGCTTAATGGCTTACCATCCATCAGTATCTCCTATGCAAATGTGGACTGACACCACTGCTTCGCAATGACTGCTCTGCCTTTTGACTTATAATCCACTCTGGTAAAAATGCACTCTGTTTTATTTTTACACTATTCAAACACCAATATGCCAATGCCATTGCCATTGCACTGTCACAGTGACTTTCTACATCTTCACCAAACCTTAATATACCTTTCTCGTCTACTGTAATACTACGCAACTCTGTCATTGTTACATTGTCTATTAACCGTATCGCACCAGTCTGTATCCCCTTCTTCAAATTCTCAAACAACAACGGCTTACTCCTACTCGTTGTCAAAAAGTCCTTACCAGTATGCGCGTCCTTCCACAACCTATAAAAACCCTGGTGCACCAATTCCTGTATCGTCGCCAGACCATAGTTGTTGCTCTCTACCAATGTCAATGCGTTGTTGTACGTAACACTCATGTCATATATGTAGTCTGCTAATTGCACTGGACTTACCGTATTGGACCTGTAAATACAGACTGGCTGTAACGTCATCCTAGATACACAAAACACTACAGCATAGTCCCTACCTACACCACCACTAACATCTACCCCTATCGCATATGTGTCGTCTGCATTTGGCTCCTCAAACGTTACCCACTCTGTTGGATTTACAGTCAATACATCTACATTCTCAAAGTCATCATACGTAAAATATGTATTGCCACTTATACGATACGCTTCATCCAAGGTCATCGGATATTCTCGTATAAACTTTTCCCATCCTAGTTTACTTATCTTCTCCCTCCTCCATGCAAACTGACCTAACGTTAAACCAAAGTCCTCTTGTAGTTTTGTCTCTTCGTCCGTTAGTGTGATTGGTATGTCATCCATACAGTACTCTACATGCTTATACCATGGAAAGAATAGATAGTTCCAATCTGCCTCTCCTATCTGACTTTTGTGTATCTCCTTCCACAATGCATCGTTGTAATAATTAGCCGTACTCTCTATTACCAACTGACCATCATTCAATGCACTGATTGCAGTAGCCTTGAGTTCCTCTGGATTCTCTGCAAATGCATACTCCGATATATGCAGCATGCTACAAGTCTGAGATCTCAATCCACCTGCTTGTGTTGCTGCGGCTGCTATAATACGTCCTCCATTCTTAAAAGATAGTTCCGTTGTATTGTCTGTATCCAATGGTCTCTTTAATCCTTCTGGTAGATACTGATAAAACCTTTTATGTATATGTAGCAAGTGTTTAGAACTAGCAATCTTATACGATAGTATTATTAATGTTAGTGGTGTTGTTGCTGTATAGGCCTTCCAAAACATGTAAGCACAAACAACAGTACTAGACCCTATTTGTCTAGGCTTGAGTACAAGGGTATCCCTTCCTTCTTGTAAGGCGTTAATAATCTCTATTTGTTCTGCATTGAGTCTAAGAGGTACAACCTTACCAGACTTATCCACTATCTTTAATCTCTGGATAAACTCAAAAGGGTCACTAAATACCCGTGCAATTTGTTGTTCTATTGATTCCATGTATTGACCTGGTAGGCTTAAAAGATGGCTAGTGTATCATGTCCCCTATACACTAGCCGAGTATTTCCCTAATACGGTAAAGAACAAAGCACCATGTATAAGATGTATTATATTAGATGCTTAAATATACAATACTGTAAATTATTCATGTATGCAAGATGTTTGTATTTAGGCACATGTAAAACCTTGTACGTGGTAGCCGGTTAATCGTGCGTGTGGTCTGTTCGGTGGTTCTGTATACTATAACACAAAGGGGTTTGTGTTGAACCGTATACAACCCCCTTCCATTCCACACTGGCGATATAACCTAACAACCTACCACAAAAGGAACATACCATGAACGACAAATACAAAAAACACATGACTGACAAACAAATCAAAGAACTACAAAACACACTATTATTAATGAAGATTACTTTTTCATCTGCTATTGCTGCATACATATGTTTTATGTGGTTTCTTTATACTGTTACACACTAGCAACACTTAAGCCTATAGGGTCTTAGCACCCTATAGGCTATTCTTTTGTTTTTTGAGTTAGCAGCCTACAACCCCCAAGACCATACCCGCCTAACGATAATGTTACAAATGCAGCATAAGCAGTTCGGAGGTCTGGGATGCTGCAAACGCAATATGTGCAAATGCAGCAAGGCAATCACGTTGTGACGCAAACGCAGCATTGACAATCTGGGATGCTGTAGATGCAGCAATTGCCATTGGAGCAGCAATTGCCATCATTGCAGCAATCTGGAGGCATGCTGACACTGCAGCAAATTCACACTGCCAGATGCTGAGTATGCAGCACGGGGATTTGGG